AAACGATCGTTCCATTCGATGAACTTCTAACATGGTCAATTGCAAATGCAAAAACGATATCAAACAATTACGGTGAAATCAAAATAGATAAAGATATTACAGAGGACAGAATTGACCCAATTGATGCAATCATTGACGCATGGAAAGCAGCAATGAAAGAGGAATATGTTCCGGACGTAAATGAGACAGTAAACGAATGGCTAGAAATGTATGGAAAATACAAATAACGGAGGTGAGAAGATTGAACCCATTTAAACAGGCATATCAGAGCATGAGAAACAAATGGAAAACAAGAGTAAAGAACGTTGCAACGACATTGAATTCAGATATGTTCATGGACTGGATGGGACTTGGAAAGAAAAGAAAACCGACAGAAGAGGTGACGTATTTCACATGTCTCAAGATGCTGTCCGAAACACTAGCAAAAATGCCTATTAAATACTACCAAAACACTGATAAAGGTGTGATTGAGCCGGAAAAAACAGACCTAGCAAGACTGCTACAGACGAGACCCAATCCATTTATGACACCGACAACGTTTTGGAACACGGTAGAGATGAATCGAAACCACTACGGAAACGCCTATGTATATATACGCAGAATATTCGTCCGTAAAAAGTACGGAGGAGACTTCAAAATATTAGATTTATGGGTAATGCAATCAAACTGTGTACAAATAATAGTCGATGATGCAGGATACTTCGGAGGAATTGGACGCATATGGTACAAATACACCGACTCTGTATCAGGCCAACAATATATTTTTAAAACAGATGACGTAATGCATTTCAAAACATCGTACTCACTAGATGGAATAACAGGCTTACCAGTACAAAAAATACTTGAGACAACGGTAAACGGAGCAGGAGCATCACAGGACTTCATGAATAGCATGTACGAGTCCGGTCTTACCGCAAAGGCAACGTTGGAATACACCGGAGAATTGAATCCTCTCGCAAAAGCAGCACTCGTAAAGTCATTTGAAGAATTTGGTAGCGGAGTAAAGAACACTGGAAAAATCATTCCTGTTCCACTGGGGATGAAACTTACACCGCTAGATATTAAACTCACTGATTCACAGTTCTTTGAATTGAAAAAATATACAGCCTTGCAGATCGCAGCAGCATTCGGAATTAAGCCGAATCAAATCAACGATTATGAAAAGTCATCATATTCAAATGCAGAAATGCAACAGCTGACATTCTACGTCGATACGGAACTGTTTGTAATAAAACAGTATGAGGAAGAAATCAATTACAAAGGACAGACCCAAGAGGAGCAGGAAGAGGGTAGATATCACAAGTTTAATGAAAAGGTTTTATTCAGAACCGATTCAAAAACACAAATGGAATATCTGAAAAGTGGTGTACAAGGTACTATTATCAAACCAAATGAGGCAAGAAGAAAACTAGACATGTCAGATGCAGAGGGCGGCGATGAACTATACGCCAACGGAAACATCATTCCTATAAGATTAGCAGGTGTTCAATACACCAAGAGCGGTACACAAGAGACCGACAAACCGGAAGATACAGACAATCCGGACGACATAGACAATCCGGACAATACGGACAATCAGGACGAAAATAAACCACAAGAGGGAGGTGAAGAAAATGCCAATGATTAAAAACAAACGTTTTGATTTCAACAAGAAAGATAAACGGACAGGCGAAGTCAAAAAGGTTGGATACTTAGACATAAATGTTGATTCAAGTGAGAACGTGTCACTGTACTTTTACGGCGACATAGTATCAGCAACATGGGAATCAATGTGGTATGAGGAAGATAAGTGCCCACAAGACATCGCAGATTTTCTGAATCAGATAGAAAAAGACAAAGACATTTCGATTTATTTCAACAGTGGTGGAGGAGACGTGTTCGCAGGACTCGCAATCTATAACCAATTAAAGCGACACAGCGGTCACAAAACCGGATACGTTGACGGACTGGCCGCATCAATTGCAAGCGTAATCATGTTCGCATGCGATGAACTGCATTTCGCCTCCGGAGCACAGGCAATGGCACATAAACCATTGTGTATGGCGTGCGGAAATGCGGATGATTTAGAAAAAGTAATTGAACAGCTAGACAAATGCGAGGAGTCAATCCTTGATATCTACATGGAACATGTCAAAGAGGGAATAACAAGAGACACAATCAAAAGCATGGTAGATGCGGAGAAATGGTTCTCTGCAAAAGAGCTTGCAGAGTATTTCAATGTATCAATCGAAGAACAAGCAGCAGTTGCAGCATGCGCATCTGATTTCTTTGAAAAATACAATCGCATTCCGGAAAATTTAAAGAAAACAGCAACACAGGACATCATGGATGCAGTACTTGACATACTGGATGCACGAGACAAGGACACAAAGGAAAAACAAAAACAAAAAGAAGTTGATGACCTTACGTCAGATTTGGACGAATACGGCATCTAAGAGAGAGGAGATTCAAAAAAATGAACAAAGAAATGCAAAAATTACTTAAAGCAATTAATGACAAAAAGAACGCAGTTAAATCACTCGCAAATGAGGGAAAGATGGTTGAGGCAAAAGCAGCAAAGCTAGAACTCATAGCGATGCAGGATAAGTTCAACTTACTTTCAGACATCGAAGATGACGACCTTGAGGTAATCAAAGACGCTCTTGAGAATGGCAAAGCAAAGGACATCACTGGTGGAAATCCATTAGACCCTAAAGCAAAAAAGAAAAATCTTGTAAAATCATTTGTCAACATCGTAAAAGCAGGGTTCATGAAAAAAGAACCAAGCGAGAACGATGTAGCAGTGTACAAGGATGCACTTACATCAGACCCAACACCGAATGTAGAAGGGGAAATGGGAATCGGAGTTACAATTCCGGAGGATATCAGAACAGATATCATTGCACTAAGACGTTCAGAGGATAACTTGGAACAGTATGTAAATGTTGAGGGAGTAACAACAAAGTCCGGCTCAAGAAACATTGAAGTAGATGCAGAATCAGTACCATTTGATAACGTGGATGAAGAGGCTGACTTTCCGGAAATGGACGAACCAAAATTCGAAAATATCAAATATGCAATCAAGAAAAAAGGTGGAATTCTTAAAATAACAGCAGAGCTATTTGAGGATACAGCCGCAAACATCATGTCATACATCAACAAATGGATTGCGAAAAAGACAAAGGCAACAAGAAATGCCATGATTCTCAAGACACTCGACACAATGACATTAGGAAAAGAAATTATTCTATCCAATGTCGACAGCTTTAAAGATGTTTTCAATGTGGAACTAGATCCTGCAATTTCAGCTACATCAATGGTCATCACGAATCAGAGTGGTTTCAATTACCTTGATAAGCTGAAAGACTTGGACGGTAACTATATCTTACAAAAAGACCCAACACAGAAGACAAAAGGGAAATTACTTTTTGGTGAATATCCAATCATAAAGCTATCAAAGAAAACACTGAAATCAACTATAGTTTACGATGTTGACGGCACGACAATAAAGGGATACAAACATCCTGTTTATTGTGGAGATTTGAAAGAGGCAATGACACTCTTTGATAGAAACGTAATCACAATTGACATGAATGACAAGGCAGCAGGACTATGGGAAAAAGATATGACAGGAATCAAAGTCAGAGATAGATTCGATATTCAACCTGTCGACAAAGATGCAGTTCGAAAAGGGTTAATCACGGAAGTTGTAAACGGATAATTGTGCAATATGCACATGCCTGTTAACTGATCCTACGCAAATAAATATACAAAATAAACAAAGGGCAGCCAATTCGAGTTGCCCTGCAAAAGAAAGCAGGTGAGATGATGACAGATGCAAACATGGAGATACTGGTCGGACAATGCAAAACGTACAACCACATTGACTATGATGATGACGTGGAAATTATAAAAATTATGGCAGATGCAACTATGCAGGAAATGACGGAATTGATTCCAAATTTCAACGCAGACAGCATGACAGCACGTCAACGACTGCTTGCACTGGTATTCGTCAAAGACCTTTACGACAACCGTGAAAAATATCTAAAAGATACAAAAGCAATGCAAGCAGCAGTGTCATCAATGTTATTGAAAGAGATATACGGAGGGACGACATGATATGAATGGAAAAATCGAAATCATGCAGCAAACGTCTGACGTAGTGAATGGCAGGAAAAAAACAACAGATGCACCGTATTATTCTTGCTTTTGTGAAGTTCTAGACCTGTTCACAAACGAACAATACACCGCATTGCAGACAAAACTTGAGGACACGGTTGTTTTTAAGGTAAGAAAATGTAAAAAAATCAATGAAATGCGTGGAAAATTAAAGATGTTCACCGCAGAATGGCAGGGCGAAGAGTTCAGAGTATATGCAATGCAGCCGGACACACAGGATGAAAATTGGATACGCCTAAAGGCAAACCGAAATTCATAGTGTCATATTCTGACACAAGGTGAAAACAATGAAAATAGACATGGAATTTACAGGACTATCAGAGCTAATGAAAGCGTTCGAAAGAGCAGCAAGCGACAGCGAGATTCAAGAAGTGAATAAAAGGA